CCGGCGAAATTGAAATAGAAGTTCGCCACCAACCCACCCACCCTGTAATTCGGGATCACTTTCGAGCCGACCGGAAGCCGCACCAGCTCCGGGCCGGCTTCCCCGACCAGCGAGAGTTCCCCGCTCTGCGGATGCCCGCCTATCGCCCGTCCCCGGATGAATCCTCCGTGCTGATGGCTACCACCCCCGCCATACTCACCGGCTTTTTTTCCGGTGCTGATAACATCCCTTAATTTGTCAATGAATTTTCCCGCCCACCTTATAGCTTCTTTGAAATTATCAACATATTTGTCAACTACTGCGTTTATTATCCCGCCCAATCCCTTGTATCGCTCCGCAATCTCATCAGCCTGATCTGCCGCTTTTTTTCCCTCATCAACTAATTTCTGCATCTGATCCCGAGCAGAACCGGTATCCATAGAATCTATCCTACTCTGAAATTCATTCAATTTTTCTCTAGTTTTTATTGTGGTGGTTTGAACATTATAAATAACAGTCTGCAAGTCTTCAAATTCCTTAATAGCCTTGTATGTTATATAGGCCACGACGGCCGCCAGAGCCGCTATTAGCGTAACTGCTAATGTTCCGGCCAATCCAGCTTCCACCGCCGTTCCAATTGCCTTGGTTACACCCATTATTGCCGTCCTAAAAGTATAAAATGCTTTTATCACTCCTCCCAAGAAAAGCATAACTTTCACCGCTTCGTAAATGGCAATCAATTTAATGATTCCTTCCCGATGCTCCCAGACAAAACCTATAATATCCTTAATTGTTCCAATTAACCAAAGAACCGCCGGAATAACCTCATTGGTTATAGTTTTCCAAAATGACTGCAATTTTGCCTGAATCCCTTCTTTGCCTCCCATCTGCTCAATCCACTCCTGAACTTTAACTTTCGCCACGTCCACGGCGTCCTTCACCCAAGCGGCAATAGCATCCTTATTATTATTCACCCAAGTCGTAGCACCCGCCATAGCATTTTTAAAGATATCAAATAGTCCGGATTGAGTGATAACTTCCGCACCAAGAATCGTGAAGCTGTCTTTCAAGTTGGACATCAACTGATTGAAAGTCCCCGACATTAATGTGAATGAATTTTCGAATTTTCCGCCTGATTCTCCTGCCTTGGCGAAGGCTCCTTCCAAATCTGCGAAAGCGTCTTTGCTGTCTTTCACCATTTCAGCGGCTTTTTCTTTGGTGGTGCCGTAGTAGTCCGCCAGCATTTCCAGCACGTTAATGCCGGCAAATCCGAATTGCCGGATGTCCATTTCTGTAATCTTACCCACGTTCCCGATTTGCTGCAGGTTGACGATGATCCGATCAAGCTCGGCCTGCCCTTTTCCAGCCGCCGACAAAGCTTTTCCGACATTCAACAGCATCCGTTCCGATCTTGGCCCTTCTTTCGTCACCTGCGTTAAAAGCAAGTTGGCCTGAACCAGTCCGGGAAGTTCAAATGGCGTTTTGGCGGCGTCCCTTTTTATCATCTCAATCGTCTCATCCGCTTTTTCGGCACTTCCCAGAAGATTGACGAATCCCTGACGCCAGCTTTCAAGGTTGCCCGCCGTCTTGGCCGCCTGCCAAGCCAAAGCCACTTCAGCCGCCGCTACTGCGGCTATCCCTATCGCCGCCAGCGAAGCCGCCTTGCGGATGATGGCCAGTTCAGTTGAAAACATATTCCCGAATCCCCTGAAGATACTCCCCAAAAGACTGCCTTCCGTTCCTATCCCGGCCAGTTGCATCTTTAATTTGGCGATCTCGGCAGACGCTTTGTTTTGCATTGAAACCAGTATTGAAAGTTCGCTTGAATCACCTATTCCTAACATTAGTCTTGCTTAAATTCTTAGATTTCCACTCGGCGTGAGTATACTCCGTTGACATTTTGAGTTTTATGTATTCGACAAATTTTTTCGGAGCATCCAGATACTCCTGAAGACTCCAGCCTCCCATGTAGCGGCACACTTCTATTATCTCAAACTCAATCGGAAGCTGGACTCCTTCGCTTTCCTCGCTGTCGAGAAGCACGAAATAGTTCTTGACTATTTTTTTTTAGCCTCGGCGTCCAAGCTAGAAGTCTGGTACATTTTGTCGGCTTCCTTGGCCATCAACTCAACGTCTTTCATTCCCATTCCCTTGATGTAATCCTCGGTTATCTTGTCATTAACCTTGCCGTCCCTTTCGATCTTCGTTATTGCCACCGCCAGCAGTTTGTATCTAGCCTTAATCATCACGCCCGGATTGAATTTGAAATCCCGTTTCAATTTTCCGTCCATTCCCATGTCAAAATTAACGCTTTCAAAGAAGACCGACTGCACCTCATCATATTCACCTGCCGTAAGCTCCGGTTTCAGGTAGGCAACCGCACCGGACGGAAGCTCCATTTTTTTTAACTCCATTCGTTTCACTTAAAAATTAAACTTCGAGGGTGGAGAGTCTATCCCCACCCTCTGGCTAGCTTTAATAACTTGTCCCCGCCACGTCATTCACCACAGTCAGCGAGAATGCCTGCTGATCGCTCGTGTCATACTGGGCTTTCAGCACCTGATTGACATACACGATCTCGCCGGTTGAAAGCGGATCGGGGCTTTCCACTATTTTCAGATTGTTGAGCGTGATCCGGAACTCGTTGTAGGTTGAACCGCTTATCAACGAACCGAAACAGCGAATCACTAAGGCCCGTTTAGTCCGGCGAATCCACTCCTGAAGCTCCTGTCCCGTGTCGAGGAATCGCTTGACCGTAACGTCAACGCTGGACTGCTTTCTGGGAAGCGAGGCCGGATCATAGTTTCCGCTTCGCTTTGCTCCCTCGTCTGATTCAAACTCATGCACGATATCGAACTTCGAGCCTCGTTCCAGCCGTGTCTGTGCCGCCGTGAGAGCCGCCGCCGCCGTGTCGCCGAAGCGAAACTCGGTTCTGGCCCACTGGAAAGGCATGCCGATAGTCGGATTGGGTACCTGGGCTTTGATATAGCAGTAATCCCCGGTGGCATAAGTCCCAGTCATTGAAGCGGTCGTGATAATAGTCTTGGCGTCATTAATCGAGGTAACCGCCACATCCTCGGTGTCATCCACCGTCCCGCCGGTGACATTCACCAGCGTCAGCGTATCGTCCGCATGCACTCCCTTGGCCGGCTCCGGATCATAGTCGGTTGCCAGCGTCAAAGTCGTTCCGGAACCACTGGAGATCGGCATAATCGAAACGTGTCCGAGGGCCGAAACATTGAGACTCAACTTCATCTTGTTGTCGTCGAACTCCGGACTCAACGATCTCACTTCGACTCCGAAATAACGATGCACCACATTCCCTTTCAGAATGTCGAAAGTGTAGGAAGCTTCGGCGTCTCCTAGCGTCCACGGGTGGGTGTAGGGGGCTTCTTCGCCGGTCGTTGCTCCCTTGTCGAACATCATGTTCAGAAAATGCGGCAGAGTCTTCGGTTCGGCCAGCACCGAAATCTCCCCTTGATGATCCCGCTGTCCTTGCAGGATCTGATAAATTCCGTGCCTTTCGGCCATAATCGGATTGTCAAGATCCAGATTCTGGTTGGTGAAAAGACTCTCGCTGTAGAGAGGAACGGCCACAGTCGGGACGACCACCGTCCCCTTAGAGCTTTCTTTCCCGATCATTAAATAACCGAGATTGGATATTTTTTCCATAGTTTCAATTTACTAATTAAGTCCTGCCGGAAACCACGATCAGCTCGGATAACCTCGCCGTAACTCTGGCCTCTGCAGTTATAACGTCTCCCCGCTCCCGAATGCCGTACTCCACCCTTAAAAGTTGGTTGTGAACGATATTCGAAAGCGTAAAGTTTGTCCTTAAAATTCCTATTATTGTGTTTGATTTGTAAAGTCCCTCCGAATCCCGATTCTCAACTAGTTCGATCAGCTTGCGATGGCTCACGTTTTCGTCCGGGTTCTTTCCCAACTCGGCCCGCTTGTCAATGATGATCCCAATCCCGATGGTGTGAACTATCTCATCCGTCCCGGTCGCTCCAGCACTTACTTCCTGGCTGTCGCCTTCCACATAAACGCAGGGCAGGTTGTTGGCCGGCGGTGCGATCGGATCGCCCTGATAAAAAGCCTTGATTTCCGGCGTGAGGGCGTCTTTTAGCTTTTCAATTATCTCGTCAATGATTCTTTGCATCAGAACGTGGGAGTATAACCGGTCTTCAGCCTGAACCCGCTTTTGCGGATGAAGTTGTCCAGCCCCTTGTGGAATATCTGGATGATGGACTGCTTCCTTTGATTGTCCAGTTTCATCATAACACGGCGAGGCAGTCTTGTCCTCGGCATCCTTGACTGGTGATACTTAAAATAATTAACCGTATTGAAAACTCTTGTCCACATATTGCTTGATTCGTATTGGAAGCTACCCCGCATCCTGCCCGTGGCCTCCAGTATTCCCCGCCCCGGATAACGCATTGCCTTGCGGGCGGCATAGGCCGGACTCAACGGTTTCCAGCTTTCGCCGATGACGCCTCCCCGTGTAGAGAATACCTGCCCCGCAAAAAAGTTCTGCAGATATTTTCCCGTCTCGGTGAATTCCGATCTCCAGTTTTTAAGATTCCAATCCAGCGTGGTGAGATTTCGGGACAGAGATTTTTCTCCTTCAATCGAAAATTGTAAATGGATATCTTTGAGCTAAATTATTAAAATGTTTTTAACCTCGTGAACATCCTACCGCCGCCGGCATTGTCTTCATCCTCATCCTCCGTGCTTGAATCCGGCCAACCGGAGGGTTTTCCAGTGGCCACTCTCGCCAGCTGATTACCATCAGCATCCAGTAGAACCAGTGTCCGTTCGGAAATCTTTTTCAGCATATCCCGGCCTTCCCTTAACTTCTGCTTGGCCAGCTTTTCATACATCGGTTCGATTCCGGAGTATTGTTTGAAAAGAAGCCGGCCCGCCGAAAGTTGCTTGCAAATATCGGAGATGACCTCCGGAACATACGAAAGCGGTAAGGTATATGTCAATTTTAGGGCCGAATCAATCTCATTGGTTGATTTGTCCCGCATTTTGAGGATTTCTCCGTCGTTTATCCGGGCATTGTCGCCAAATCCCGCCTCTTCCCTTATATCATCAATCGAGCAGTAAGCCCCTGTGTCCCCGCCGTAGACCGCCACAGCATCGGCCAGAGCCGTTTCAACCGAAGTTTGAGAGTTGTAATAGGTGCATTTATACCGATATGATGCTGAACCGGCCGAATCCTCGAATAAAGTCCCGTCCGGATTGTCAATCTCAATAGTCTTCGGATTGGTTATGCCCGTCAATGCCGAGTAGAGTCCCGAATCAACTGCCGTCTCCTTGTATAATTTTCGCTGGTCGTAAAAAAGTTTCACTACTTCATCGTCGTCCTTGTGGGCGTGCGTGAGAGCCACCGCCAGCGTAATGATATTTCCAGAAATACTGCTGATTTTGCGAAGCTCGCTTTTGTCATTTCCTCGTCTGCCAATACGCAAAAAGTCATTGGCCGCGTAGTCCGAAGCCCGCTCCACCGTCAAAGTGGTAGTCGCCGCTATCGAATCAACGTCAAGAAAAGTTTTTTCACCTTCGTTAACCGATTCATTTGATGCGATAAAGTTAAACATATTATTTTTCTAATAATTCCCAAATTTTTCCAACCACTATTGTTCCCCACGCTTTTCCAACAAGTTTTTTTATTAAAGCTACTTCTTCGGCAGTTGAATCAATAGTTCCTTCTCTTTTTCTATATATTTTTTGGGCTATCATGAATCGCTTGACTTTTTCCTCACCAGTTAATTCTTTTTCATCTTCAAAATTAGCCGTAAGAGCATAAATTATAGCCTTACTCATAGTCATATCAACAACTTTCTTATTTTTCTCATTGCCTTCTTCCATTTTTAAAACTTCTCCTTCAATACTATTGATTTTTTGATTCAAATTTACTTTCATATTATTTAATTATTTCTTTAGTTGTATTGGTAGAGAACTGGGAGTCGAT